GTTCAGGTCGAGGGGCAAGCCCCGGGGGCCCCAGATCCAGACCGCATCGCCGGTCCAGAAGCCATCCTCTGACACATCGATCGCATTGACATGGGAGCGCACGGCGGCAGGGCTAACTGCCACCGCCGACGGGAGCTCGCGGCGAAGCTCCAGAACGCCACCAGTGCCAAGGATTGGCATCAGAAGCTATGGGTTGGCTTGGCGTTGATCTTGAACTGCACCGGCACGGCGATCACGTCACCCACGCTCACGCCGGCCTGGAGGCTGGTAAGCAGCACGGAGCCGGAGATCTGCTTGCCGTTGGCGCTGTCGAGGATCATGGTCAGCGCATCGGTTGGCTCCGTGCTGTTGCTGAAGATCGAGTTCATCAGCGCCACAGTGGGAGCATCCGCCGGGTCGTACATCAAGGTGCCGCTGCCTGTGGTTGCGCGGGTTCCGTAGACAGCCGACTCGTCAAAATCACCCAGGGCGGTGGTGTCCAATGGGTTGCGAGCAACATCCATTGAGATGTCTCGAACCTTGGCAACTTTTGTGTTGTTCCACCGCACCTCTGCGGTGAGGCTAGTTTTAACGGCCATGGCAGTCCTGCTGTCAGCTCAGTCTAAGTTCGCCGACCAGACGCACTCGAGCAGAGCTCCAGACAGGGCCCACAAAGCCAATCGCAGGTCTCTCGCCAAAGGTCCAGCGCAATGTGCCGTTTGGCGGCAGGATGATTTGCGCCAGCCGCGGCCCGACACCGGAAAGAACAGCAGCAGGTAGAACCAGATAATCGATGCCACTTTTGGTGGCGTCGTAGGCGGCAAGAATGTCAGCACTGCGATCTGTGGAGATCACGCGAAAACCGAGGGTTATTTCGGCATTGCCTGGCGCGCTGCCCCACAGCCGCTTACTGATCACGCCGCTCTGACTCCGGGTGGAGGTGACTGCGTACTCCGGGGGCAGGTAATCCCGCTCGGTGGGCTTGATGCTGGGGAAGGCGACAGGCATGGCGGTTAAGTCTGAATGATCCAGCCGGTTGGCTCAAACAAACCGGCCGCCAGGCGCAGTGTGCCGCTGGCATCGGTGGGCATGTGAACGGCCTCAATCGCAAGGTAGCCCTCTTCACTGGGCTCAATGGATTCCACTTGGTAGGTCTGCACCTGGCGGTTGGGGCGCTTGACCGTGAACACGATTCCGGTGGGCGTGGCCCGGGTGCCGCCGTCAGAGACGTTGATTGACCCATCACTGGGAGCACTGGAGCTCCCAAAGGCCCACTGGATCACGTTGTGGGGACCATCGGCCAGCGGCTGGGTGCTCACCAGCGCGCCGGCTGGGGTGACGATGCCGTTGTTGAATTCGTCGTAGACGTTGGTGTCCAGGGCCATCCGGATGAAATCGCCGGGGGCCAGTCCCGTCAGCACTCCTTCGTAGGTGGTCTCGAAGCGGATGCCATGGGTCGAGGTGCTGCGGAACCGAGCGATGTATTTCGCCGCATCGATCGCATGCTGGGGGTTGGTGGCGTAATCAGAGAGGTCGACCGATTCAATCGGGGCGGTATCTGGGGTGGCGGCCTCGCGCACCAGGATTTCGCGTTCGATCGGGAACAGGCCTGGGTTGCCAAGGTTGCTGCTGGCTCGCTCTTGCCGGTAGCGCACAGAGACCTGAATGGGCTGCCGCTCCTCCGCCTCGAGGTACTGCATGCGGAAGCTGCCCTCGCGGATGTTGCCGGCGGTGAACAGGGCGCGGATGGGCACGGTTCCGGTGGGGAAGGCCGGGCGGAGGAAGAACCGCCCGTTGGCCTCACCAAAGATCAGCAGATGGGTGGCAGCCACATCGGCCGCCCATTGGCGGAGGTTTTCACGGCCAACGATCGCCCCATCAAAGAAGTAGCCCCGCTCCTGGCACCATTCAGCCGCTGAGCGGAAACTCTCGAAATCAATCAGCTCATCGCTGATCATGTCGCCGCGGCCGTAGCGGACGTTGGTGAGCAGATCCAACAGCACATCCGGGAACAGGTGGCTGGGCCCTGGGGTGTTGCTTTGCAGCAGCCGGCGGCAGATGATCCCGCCGGTGACGTAGGCGGAAAACTGGGCGAACTGCTGGAACTCGATCGACGAGCGAACGCTCAGGCCGACGATTGCCAGGTTCCCATAGGTGGGAACAACCTCATTGGGCACGATCTCGTTGATGTAGACGATTTCGTGTTCGGGGTTGGATGCCGAGCTCTGGATCTCCTCGTAGACGAAGGTCTCTGCGAGCTTCCCCCAGGCGTCCACGTAGCTGTCGTCATCGGTGAAGCCCAGGCCGATCTCCTCGCCAGGGAGACGGCGGGTGCTGTTGATAGCGAAGGTCTCCTTGCTGCGGGGGACACCGATCCCCTTGTAGTTGACGATGATCCCGGCGGTTTGAATGCTGCGGCTGGTGCTGAGCTTGGAATCGAGCACCTCGAGGTCACCGCCAGCGTTGCCGCTGCGGATCTCCCAGCCACTGAGGGGCTCGATGCGAAACTCCCACTGCCGAATGTCCGGCATGCGAAAGCGGATGGCGTTGTAGGTGTTCTGCTGGGTGATCGATCGGACGCCGAAGCAGGGGGAGAGCTCGGTGAAGCTGTTTTCGGTGCCGGCCTCGCGGTAGCTGATGCGGAAGAAGCTGTAGCGCTCTTCTGCAGTGCTCACCACGCCGGACTGGAAGTTCTGCACGCGGAGGGTCTGACCGCGCTTGACGGTCTTGCCCTCGAAGTTTTCGCAGGCCCGGCCATCGATGTCAGCAAAGGTCAGGGCGTCGCTGAAATTGCAGAGGCCACCGACGCGCAGGCCCAGGGTCGAGCGGATGCCGATCTCCACCACACGGCAGGGCCTGGAGGTGGCAAAGCTGGCGATGGAGATGCGGTGGAGGTGCGGGTTACTGGTGGCGGTGAAGCGCTGGGGCTGGACCGCTGCAGACCCATCGACCTGCAGGGTCTGGAGGCTGGTGAATTCTGAGAAGCCAGGACGGACCGTGGTGAAAGAGGCCTCGATCGCCTGGCCGCCGCCGGCCTGGAAGGGGAGGAAGTCCTGTTCGCTCTCGAAGAGCTCTTCACTAGGGGAACGGCCGGTGCAGATGGCCAGCGCTGTTCCGATCTTGTAGAGGTCACCGATGACAATGGCGTCGTCCCAGGTCTTTTGGCGACCGGCAACCGCCGAGGCCACGTCACCGCACTTCTCGATGGCTGGCTTGGACTTCAGGTAGTCGAAGTCAAAGGTTTTATCGACCGGGCTAAAGCTGAACCTGGTGGTTGTGACCAGGGTGTAGTTGTTGCTGCTGGCCGAACCACTGGTGAGGCTGTAATTGCCATCACCGAGGTTGATCAGCGTTGGAGCGCTGTAGCTGCCGGAGCTCGTCAGCTGCAGCTGATCGGTGCTTGAGCGGTTGACGGTGACCTCATAGCTTCCCTGGAGCTCCTCCACGTCCCGTTTGACCGTGGTGACTGTGCGGAAAGTCAGCCCGTAACGGATCTGGAAGGTGCCGTTGCGCGTGATGTAGGAGTTGAGCTCCTGGGTGGCCGCTTCGGCCCTGAACAGAACCTCAAGACGCAACTTCTCGTTAATGGTGTCGACACCGAGGGTCCCCAGCAACACAAAGCTGGTGAGGAGCGATCGTGGGACGCCCGACATCTGATCGCCGGTCGTGCTCAGAACTTCAACAATGACCTCCCAGCTGTCGGGGTTGACGACGGTGCTGAAGATCGTGTCGGCATCGCTGGTGTTGTCGAGGCAATAGACCGCTACCGCACCGACATTGGCGACGGAGCCACGGATCAGGCCACTACGGGTGGAAAAGGTGCGCTGAAACTTCTCCCGCTGCACTTTGGCCACATCGTCCACCGTGCATCGCACCCGGGCGTCGCCCTCATCGCCTTTGGGGAGGAGGTTGGGCTGAACCGCGGAGCGCAGGGAGGGATTGATCCGGAAGCCCAGGTTGCTGCCGATGGGGCTGAACAATCCAAAGGTGGTCTGGGTGTTGGGCCGGGACGTGCTGCTGAAATCCTGATGCCAGGCGGTGGCGCGCTGCACAGCGAACACGTCCTGGCCGCCGTAGTTCTCGGCGTTGCCTTCGTCTTGGGCGGCGTTGCGGCCAAGCACGCGATCAGCGGAGCGGATTCGGCCGCCATCAGGCCGGAAGTAAACGGTGATGCGGCTGGCAAGGCGGTTGGCCTGACTGTTCATCAGGTCGTAACCGCTGATGGCGTTATTGCCAATCGCAAAGTTGTAAAGGTCGAGGGAGCTGATCTGCCCTTCTGAGACCAGGAAGATGGCGCGGAGCAGCTGGCTGCGGCCGTAGCTTTGCACCTGGCTCCAGAGCAGCGGCATGTTGATGCGGATGCCGCCGTAGGTGCCGCCGCCGTAGCTCTCGCGCAGGGCGTAGATCAGCGGAATGGTGGAGCCGATGGTGGCCGGCTCCTGAACGGCGTCGAAGCCGCTGCGCGGGGCGTAGCGGCGCTGGCTGTTGATCGTGGTGCCGAGCTGATCTTTGCTATCCAGCTGGGCTGGGCGGCCGGGTTTTGGCTTAAAGAACTGCGCAACGATCGTCAGACCGGTGCTAATCAGACTGGTGACAAGCGCAATGATGGCGAAGACCTCAGCGCCAGTACCTGCAACCACCGCCGGCTGGGGGCCTTCCAGCGCTCGGCGGCGCACCTCGGCCTTGAAGTCGCGCCAGTCCTCCTCGGACACCTCAACGCCAGCCTCTGCCAACGCCTGCATCAGGTAGTAATCCGATGGCAGCAGCGGCTGAATGCTCATGGCAGAAAGCGGCGATACGAGAAGGGCTTGATCAGGTGCAACGGCACCCAAACCACGCCACGGCGGTGGTGGACCATCAGCAGGCCGCCGTCAATGACGATCGCGACTCCCAGGCCGGCTGTGCCGTTCTTGATCAGCGTGACGGCGCCGTTCTCGGGAGAGTCGATCGGGAGGGTGAGGTCCTTCCAGAGCGTTTCGAGCTGGGACCAGGCGCCCTGCTGGGCCAGGCTGAGCCACCTTGGGTCGAGGGCGGGGCGGGCCAGGCCCAAATCGTCGAGGATGCCCATAGCCAGCACCAGGCAATCAGCGCCGCGGCCGTCCGCAGGGTCAGCGCCGAAGACGTGGGGCAGGCCGATGTAGCTCCGCCAGTTCCGCATCAGCCGAAGGTCAGGTTGCCAGAGGTCGGCAGGGCGCCCACCAGCACCGAACTGAGGTAGCGACGCGGCACCTGGCCGCCCACTGCATCGAGCGGTGATGCCAGCTGAAGAAGGGTGCGCTGCACGTCAGTTTCCATCGACGAAGCGAACCACAATTCGCTGGTGATCAGTGACTGTAGGGACAGTGTAATGGGATCAACTTCAACGGTTTTGACTTCCAAAAGCCAGCCCTTGTCGCAGGCTTCCGCGAAGATGTTGACTGAGATAGCGCTCGACCCGCAGCCGAGGACGTTGTTGCTGCGATCGCCGCCTTTTTTGCCCGAGCCACCAGTCAATCCAAAGGCCAGAAAGTTATAAGTAGCGTTCTGATACGTTCTATTCTGATTGACAAAAAAGTTCTGGTAGGCATAACTCGTGTAGGCCCCACCGCGATTTTTGAAGCGGATGAAATTGCAAACTGCAACAGCCATGATCAGACCCCAACCTGCCTGCGGGTTTTGACGCTGTTGCGCATGCTGTTGAGCGTCATGGCCCGGCCCCGCTCGGCCCCTCGCACTTCCGCCTGGCGGGTGGCCTGCTGCAGCTGCTCCACCGTGGCGTATTCGATGCCGTTGATCACTCGCGTCTCCAGGCGGATGGGCTCGCTGTTCAACGGCCTGCTGACAGCCCCTGCGCCGCCTTCCAGTGCTGCGGCGGTGGCGGAATAGGGGTTGCCGGGCACCACGGTCTCATTGGGGTGCAGCATCGCCATAAAGCCGCCGCGGCCATCAAGACCACCGGCCATGGCGCCTGCGCCGGTGTAGCCGCCCCCTGCGAAGGAGGGGATGTTGAAGCTCGTTGGCAGGGGATTCATGCCCTGGGTCTGGCTCAGGTTGGTCTTGAAACTGTTGTTC